CTCAAGGTGGTGGAAACTTGGCAAATTTGGTGTAAGTAATTGTTACCCTTTAACAGGAATTAAAAATGGTTTTACCATCGACATAATTGACCAAGACGTTTTCAGAGCTTTGGTTGTGTTTTTTCAGTCTTTTTTAGACCCTGCTATTCCGGTAATCCAACAACAGGATAATAGAGTACCAATGCCTAAAGGTGGATTTGTAGCAATGAACAACATTGGTATGGATCGTCTATCTTTTAACATAGATAGCTATGATGCTAACACCCAAGGCAAATCTATTTTGACACCAACTAAGTTTGATATGCAGTTGGATTTTTATGGCCCAGATTCACAAGAATGGGCTATGAAAACAGTAGCTTTATTCCGAGATGAATACGCCACTGAAATTTTCCCAGCTAATATCCAACCTTTGTATGCTGATGATCCAGATCAAATTCCATTGATTGACGGCGAAGCCCAATATGAACAACGATGGAAACTGGCAGCAAGCTTACAATACAACCCAATCCTTTCAACTGCTCAACAATCTATGTTGGGTGTGGATATTGGACTGGCTCCCATTGACCAGACTTTTAAACCCTAGGAGATTTCATGAGCACGATTCCTTTTTCGCAAGTAGTTTCAGTAGTACCTTCCGTTCTGTCAGCCGGTGGTATTGCGGTTGACCTAAACGGTTTGATGCTAACCCAAAATTCTTATGCACCACAAGGCCAAATTTTGCAATTTTCAAATGCAGCCGGTGTGCAAGCTTATTTTGGAGCTAGCTCAACTGAAGCCCAACTAGCTGCTATTTATTTCAACGGTTATCAAGGTGGCACACAATTGCCAGGATCATTGTTAATGACTCGCTATGCAGAAACTGCTACAGCTGGTTGGTTACGCGGTGGTTCTTTAGCAGCAATTACCTTAGGTCAACTACAAACTTTTACCGGCACATTGGCAATTACAGTGGCAGGCGTTGTTAAAACGTCCGGCACTATTAACCTTTCAGCCGCTACTAGCTTTAGCAATGCTGCATCTATTATTCAAGCTGCTTTTACAAGTCCTGGTTTTACAGTAACTTTTGATAGCACTTTTTCAGCATTTATTTTTACAACAAGTACAACTGGCTCAACACAAACCATGAGTTTTGCCGGAACTGGTACTTTTGCTACTAATTTAAGACTTACTCAAGCAACAAGTGCTACAGTTTCTAATGGTGCAGATGCAGCAGTTCCTGCTACATTTATGGCAAACATTCTTTCCCAGAATCAAAACTGGGCAACATTTATGACCGTTTGGGAAGTGTCTGCTTCAGAAAAACAAGCTTTTGCTAACTGGAGTAATTCTGCCCAACCACGTTGGTTGTATGTTTGCCAAGACTCTGATCCTAATATTTTGGTTGCTTCTAGCACTACTACATTTGGTGACTATTTGCAAACAAATCAATTGATTGGCACTTGCCCAATTTATGGAGATGCAACCCTTTCAGCATTTGTTTGCGGATTTGCAGCTTCTTTGAACTTTACTCAATTGAACGGGCGTGCAACTCTTTGCTTTAAAGAGCAAGCTGGTTTGGTTCCTTCAGTAACTAACTCTAATGACTACAATGCAGTTTTGAGCAATGGTTATAACTGCTATGGAGCATTCGGCTCAAATAACCCAGCTAACAATGCTAACTGGTTTACTCCTGGTTCAGTTTCTGGCAAATGGTTATGGGCAGATACTTATTTGAATCAAATTTGGCTAAATGCTAATCTTCAATTGGCTATGGTTAATCTGTTGCAATCCGTTAGCGCTGTTCCTTACAATAGCCAAGGCAATGGTTTGATTTATGCCGCCGCATTGGATCCAATCAATGCAGCTTTGAATTTTGGTGCTATTCGTGCAGGTATTAACGTTTCGGCAGCGCAAGCAGCAGAAATTCAATATGCTTTAGGCTTTAATGCAGCTCCTACAATTGCTTCGCAAGGTTTTTATTTGCAAATCCTTCCAGCTACAGCAACTACACGTGCAGCACGTCAATCGCCTCCGATCACTCTGTATTACCAAGATGGTGAAGCAGTTCAGCAAATCACTATGGCCTCTATCGCTATTCAATAAGGAATAAACCATGTCAACAATTACCTCAGCAAATTCGGTACTTTCTTTAGCTATCAACAACTATTTTCCGGTTCCTCAAACGATCCAGGGTTATGCAGTTGATGATGCTTTTGAAAGTGAAGCAGTCCAACAATCAGAAATCCTTATGGGTGTGGACGGTAAATTAAGCGGCGGTAAGGTATTTGTACCTTACAAAATGACAATCCATTTGCAAGCAGATAGTCCAAGCGTTTTCTTGTTTGATGCATGGCGCAACGCTCAAGATGCAGCGACAGACGTTTTCTCTGCAAGCGGTTCAATTACGCTACCTTCCACAAGTATGGTGTATACTCTACAAAATGGCTTTTTAACTTCAGCAACTCCGTTTCCTGCAGTTAAGAAAACATTGCAACCTCTCGTTTACGAGATTACTTGGCAACGTATTATTGGTGGACAAATCTAATCATGGCACGTAAAGAAGCAACATTTGTAGGTGAAATAGGACGCGACAAAGGGAAGCAATTCCATATCACAGAAATGTCTGCTTCTAAAGCGGAAAGTTGGGCCATTCGGGTTCTTCTAGCTATCGGCAATGCCGGTATAGATATTCCCGATGGCTTAGCTGAACAAGGAATGGCGGGATTGATGGCAGTAGGCTATATGAACCTATTGAAAATTCCATTTGAAACCGCCAAACCTTTACTTGATGAAATGATGGAGTGTGTTCAAATCTCTCCTACTGCAAACGTAAAACGTCCTTTGATTGAAGATGATATTGAGGAAGTTACTACTCGTCTCCAACTAAGAAAAGCCATTTGGAGTTTACACATGGATTTTTTTTTAGACGGAAGCCAGTCGACTTCGGAGTCCAAAGCACCGGACCAACCCGACGCCTCCTTGACTATCAGGCCACCTCGCAAGCGCTAGGAACAGTTATCTCATCAAGATTAGCAACTCTTCATGAGCTAGACACCGTTTATGGAGTGGAAGATTTGTGGATTCTTCTTGAGATTCATGCCGTTGATCGGCACAACGCTTACTTAATGAGTCAGAACAATGGCAACAGTCATAGATAGCTTACTAATTGAACTAGGTTTAGATACCAGTAAGTTCAATAAAGAGCAGCAAAAGTCAGTTCAAGAACTTCGTAAGTTTGATGAACAAGCTCAAAAGACTTCTAAGAATACCCAACAAGGCGCCAAAAACATTGGCGATAGTTTTACCAAAAGCAGAGACGCTTTAATTTCTCTTGGTGTAGCTCTTGTAGGGTTTAAAGGATTTACTAACTTTGTTCAAACAATGACTGCTGGCAACGCAGCATTGGGCAGAAACGCTAACCTTTTAGGTTTATCTGCTAAAGAATTAGATGCTTGGGGCGGTGTACTTGGTACCGTAGGCGGTAATCTAGAATCTTTCCAAAGCTCATTACAAAACATTGAATCTGGATTAGCCAATATAAAATTGGGCGATTCGGCAATCCTAACTCCATTAGCTCGACTTGGGGCTTTGGGCGCAGTAGATCTCAACAAAAATACTGTTGACATTTACAAACTTGCAGATGCAATCAAAAAGGTTGCAGATCAAGACAAACAACTAGCTTTATCTTTAAGTTCCCAAATGGGAATTAGTAAAGAAATGTTTATGGTCCTTTCACAAGGGTCAGAAGCAGTTCGTAAACTTTACGGCGAGCAATATAAACTTTCCGGGATTAACGAAAAAAACACAGAGCAAGCACAAAAACTTCAAGCCGAATGGGCTAAAGTTAAGCAAGCATTTTCTGGTGCTTCTAATCAAGTTATGGATAATCTTTATCCTGCTTTAGAAGGTTTAGCTAAAGTTACAGTATTTGGTTTAGAAAAATTTGTTGAATACGATAAAAAACTAGGCGGTTTAATTACAAATGTTGGTTTGTTTGTTTCTAGTTTAGGGACACTCCATCTTTCTTTAAAAGCTATTGGCGTTACTCTTGGCTCCGGAACTTGGGCTGCTCTTTCCCGATTTTTTGGCGGCGCAGCTTTGCTTTTCCATAGTGAAGGATTAAACCAAGGGGAAGACGAAGAGCTTGCTCGCATTCGTGCCGCTCAAGACAAAGCTACAGGTAAAGGTAACAATCTTCCTAGGAATTTAAGAAATAACAATCCCGGAAATATCGAGTACGGAGATTTTGCTAGGAAAATGGGGGCTACTGGCTCCGATGGACGTTTTGCTATTTTCCCAACCATGAAAGCTGGGGAAGATGCTATGGCTAATTTGCTGATGAGCTACATGCAAAGTGGCAATAATACTATTAGCAAAATTGTAGGTAAATGGTCTCCAGCTGGTGAAAATGGATTTGCAAACACAAATGCTTACATTAACGATGTAGCTAAACGTACCGGTATCGATGCAAATAAACCATTAAGCATGGGAGAATTAGGAGCAGTACGACAAGCTATGGCTCAGCATGAAGGCAGTACAAGCAACGTCCAAACAAACATTAACACTATTAACGTACAAACCCAAGCCACAGACGGTCAAGGTGTTGCTTTTGATTTAAGTAAATCGCTTCAAAACAATTCTTTAATTAACTACGGAATGCAAGGAAATAGATAATGGCTTTGATTCCATATCCAAATGTTCCTCCATTACCAGGAGTTCCAGCTTTAGCTAGAAATGGTAAGTATGTTGGTGCAGCTTTAACTGTTCTAAGTGAATTCCTTCCGGAAGATCTTTTCGGTACAAAATGGGGAATTATTAGCAAAACAGGAACTGCTGTTCTTAAGCCGGATTCTTTTGTAGATTTTGACTATAAAGAAGAAAGAAAAATCCCCAATTACCCTATAGAATCCGGAAGTTTCCAAAGCTACAATAAAGTTGCTTTACCTTTCGATTGTAGATTGACCGTTACTTGCAGCGGAAATAAATCTATGAAAAAGCCTGCTTTTTTAGCGGCTATAGAAAAACTAATGGCTTCTCTTGAGCTGGTAACTATAGTAACCCCAGACGGAAACTATCCTAATTGCAATTTGGTCCATGTAGACTATAGAAGAGAAGCTAGACAAGGAGCGACGTTAATCATTGCTCAATTATGGTTTCAAGAAGTACGAATTGCACAGGCGGCAGCTTTACCCACTTCCGCTCCTTCGGCGGCAGCAAATACAAGCAATGGCCAAGTATCGCCTACCCCATCTCCTACAAATTTATCAGGTAGCATAAGATGACAGATCAATTCATTCCTCTAACTGCTGTTCCCTCTCAATCTTTCACAGTTTTACTAAACGGTCAAAATTGCGCTATAAATCTTTACCAGCTAAGCACTGGTTTATTTTTTGACCTAACTGTAAACGGCAATGATATAGTGAACACAATGATTTGCCTAAATTTGGTCGGATTGATTAGGGAAGCATACTTGGGGTTTCAAGGACAGCTAACTTTTTTTGATACCCAAGGAACTAACGATCCCACCTATGATGGCTTAGGGGCAAGATATCAATTGGTTTATACATCATGACTTTTGCAGTTCGACAGATAGATCTCCAATTCACAAATGCAAACGGGGAAGCTGTTGTTCTAAAAGGTTTAAGATGTTCCGCTACCATCACCAATCCAGGCGGTAATAGCGCTTTTGGGCAACTTCAACTTCGGGTCTATGGTATGACCTTAAACCAGATGAACGAGTACTCTAGCAGCGGTTCTAACATGGTTGCAGTGCAAGATCAATCGGTGACTGTAAACGCTGGCAACGAAGGCGGAATACTAACCCAAGTATTTTCCGGCACTTTAATTTCTAGCTTTATTGATCTTTCAAGCGTTCCGGATGTTGGCTTTGTTTGTGCTGCCGTTGCTGGTTACTATAACAAAGCAGCTCCAGCTGCTTCTAATAGTTACCCAGGAGCTCAAAATGCAGAAGACATTATTGGTTCCTTAGCCCAAAGTATAGGTTATGCTTTTGATAATCCCAACAATGCTCATGCAGTTGTTCAAAACCAATATTTGTCTGGCTCAGTAGTAGACCAAATGCAACAAGTAGCTCGCGCTGCTTCTTTACCTTTGGCTATAGAAAATAAAACAGTTACTATTTGGCCAAATAACGGAACGCGCGACGATATAGAAATTGAGCTAAGTGCTAAAACAGGATTAGTAGGTTATCCTTCTTATTGGGAAGCAGGATTTACCGTAAGGTCGGAATTTAACCCAATTATAGCTATTGGCAGAACTATTAACTTGACTTCGGAACTCCCAAAAGCAAACGGCAAATTTCCTGTGCAATATGTAACTCATGAATTAAGTACATTGACCCCGGATGGTCCATGGTTTACTACTTCAAAATTAAGCCCATCGGTATATGTCCCAATCAACTAATCCTCCGGTTTTAAGTAGCCACGTTGCTTCAGATGCTGCCTCCGAAGTAGGTAGGATAAATTATCTTCTTCAAGCAGCTTTGTCTGGTTTACGCGTAGCAATGCCTGTTAAGGTTGTTAGCGTAACCAATAGCGGGGGACTTTCCCCTATTGGCCAAGTGGATGTGCAACCTTTAGTAAGTGCAGTAGATGGGGCAGGAAAAGCTTGGCCTCATGGCATTATCCATAACGTGCCATACATGCGTATTCAAGGTGGATCCAATGGTATCATATTGGATCCAGTCGTAGGTGACATAGGCATTGCATCTGTGTGCGACAGGGATATTTCTACTGTAAAAAACGCTAAGAAAGTTTCTGCCCCCGGATCTAATCGCAAAAATGATATGTCGGACATGGTATATCTGATGACTATCATTGGAGCTGCTCCTACACAATACGTGCAATTTAGCTCTTCTGGAATTACTATATATTCCCCAACCAAAGTGACTATTAGCGCTCCAACTATAGAATCTACTGCAACTTGGAGCCATACTGGCGACGTAAACATAACAGGTAATTTTGAGGCAACCGGCACTGGTAGCTTTGGAGGAAATGTTACAGGTAACGGCGTTGGACTTAATACCCATCATCACACCGGCGTACAATCCGGAAGTGGTAATTCTGGAGGCCCAGTCGGATGACTATCATTCAAAACACTTTACTTTTAGACCAAACAGCTTGGGACTTAGTCCTCGATGTAAACGGGAATATAGCTTTGGCTGGCGCCCCTTATTCGATTGCTCAGGACGTAGCTTCAGCAGTTCGAACTTTTCTAGGCGAATGCTGGTACAATAATGACTTAGGTTTGCCATATTGGCAACAAATTTTAGGGGAATTTCCTCCTTTGCAATTTGTAAGTCAACAGATTCAAGAAGCAGCTTTTACGATTCCTAATGTGGTTTCGGCTGAAGTTGACTTTACTTCTTTTACTAACAGGGTATTGGAAGGACAAATTTTGATAACTGACACAGATGGTGTAACAGCAAATGTTGCATTTGGAGGCTAAATGAGTACAAACGTTCCAGTCATTACATGGGTTAATGGTTCCCCAGTTGTTCCATCGGAGCAAAATATCCTTGCAGGAGTTCAAGCTGACATAAATGCAGCTTTTGGCGGTGGGGTTAATCCTTCGCTTCAAACTCCCCAAGGTCAATTGGCCCAAACTGAAACAGCTATTATCGGCGACAAAAACAACCAAATAGCTTACATTGCAAACCAAGTAAATCCTTCCATGGCTTCTGGGATTTGGCAAGATGCAATTGGGGAGATTTATTTCATTAAACGCATTCCAGGAGCTGGTACTGTTGTGCAAGCTACTTGTACCGGCGCAGTAGGAACAGTTATTCCCGCAGGTGCAGTTGCCCAAGATACTAATGGCTATCTTTATAGTTTAACTTCTGCAATTACTATTCCTTCTTCTGGCTCAGTCACCGGTTCTTTTCAAAATCAAACTCAAGGTTCAATTGCTTGTCCAATTGGTGCCCTTTCTACAATTTACACAGCAATTGCTGGCTGGGATACAGTTTCTAACCCAACCGCTGGCGCTTTAGGTAATACAGTGGAAACAAGAGCAGCTTTTGAAGCTCGCCGTTCGGCTTCTGTGGCTGGTAATTCTTTAAATTCAATTCAATCTATTTACGCTGCAGTTTCAGCAGTTCCAGATGTTATTGACGCTTTTGTAGTAGATAATCCATCAAATACTTCTGTGTCTTATGGTGCTACTAGTTATTCTTTAGCAGCACATTCGGTTTGTGTAAGCGTTGCTGGGGGAACTTCTTCAGCAGTAGCTCAAGCTATATGGAACAAAAAACCCCCGGGATGCGGATATAACGGCAACACTTCTGTAACTGTTTACGATACAAATTACCCAACCCCAGTGCCTTATACTGTTACTTATTTGACCCCAACTGCAGTTCCAGTTTATTTCAAAGTGCAAATCCAAAACAATTCGTTTTTGCCCTCAAACATTGTTCAATTGGTACAAAATGCAGTAATCCAATCTTTTAATGGTTTGGATGGGGGAACGGCAGTTGGTATTGCTTCCACTTCGTATTCCGGCAGATATTATGCAAACATTAATGCTATTAACCCAAATGTGAATGTGATTGAAGTTTATTTGGGAACAACTTCTAATCCTTCTACATTGTTAGTTTCTTTGGGAATCGATCAACTTCCTACTCTTTCTGCATCTAACATTGCAGTAAACTTGGTGTAATTATGCAAAATTGGGATCAAACGTTACTTAGTCAATATTGCGATTCACCTACCATTAAAGGTATGTTGCAATCATTCAATGATGCTATTGATCCCGCCGCAGATATTGCAGCGTTTTATTTAAACATTTGGAACGTAGCAACAGCAGTAGGAAATGGCTTAGATATTTGGGGACAAATTGTTGGAGTTTCCCGATACTTACAAATTCCAGCTTCCCCTTATTTAGGGTATGAAGAAGCTTATACAGCCCCCACTGCTTCCACCGGCCCACAGCCTTTTAACCAAGCTCCTCTTTATAATGGGGTTCAAGCAACAAATACTTTTGCTTTAAGCGATGCTCAGTATCGCCAATTGATTTTGGTTAAAGCAGCAGCCAATATTTCTAATTTATCGATCCCTTCTATCAATGCTTTGCTTAGGGCAGAATTTGGGGTCAATAATGGAACGGATCCTTATGGTCCAGCTTATGTTCAAGATTTAGGTAACATGACTTTTAATTACTATTTGGGTTTCCCTCCAAGCGCAGCCCAAATAGCAATTATCACCAATTCAGGTGTATTCCCAAGACCGGCTGGAGTACAAGCAAACTTAGTTTACATATAGGATAAAAAATGCAAAGCACAAACATCCCAACCAAAATTCCTTTACCTTTTGCAAATGCTGCGGGGGGTAGTTATGTTAACACAATCCCAGTTGCTTCCCAAATTGGTATTACCAACGGACGGGCTTCTCTTGCCGATGGTTTTCCTCCGCTAACTTTTACTCCCATTAGCGCTGGAGGCGTACCTCCTTTCGGCTCCGACATGAACGGAATTTTGAAAGAAATTACCGCTATTCAGCAATGGCAAGAAGCTGGCGGATTTTTTCCTTTTGATTCTAATTTTGCAACTACTATAGGTGGTTACCCCAAAGGCGCAATTCTGCAATCCTCTACATTTAACGGTCTTTGGGTTAGCACAATTGAAAATAATTCAAACAATCCAGATACTACTGGAACTGGTTGGACTTCGCTAACTTTCGAAGGTGCACAACCAATAACCATTTCAAGTACCACCACTACGCTTACTTATTTGCAAGCAGCTTATCCGATTTTAATTTTTTCGGGGGCTTTAACTACTGCAAGCACAGTAATAGTTCCAACACAAGCTGGTGAATGGATCGTGGTTAATAACACAACCGGAGCTTATAACCTAACAATTAAAACAGCTTCCGGTACTGGCGTTCCAGTTCTTCAAAACTATTCCACTTATATTTATTGTGATGGAACAAACGTTAACTATGCAAACTCTGCAGCGGTTAATAGTTTTAATGGCAGAACAGGTACAGTTACTTTAAATGCAACGGACGTAACCAATGCTCTTGGGTATACCCCCGCAAACATTAACAGTCCGAATTTCACAGGTACCCCTACTGCTCCAAATTCTACTAATGAAGTTCCTAATACAAATATTGCAAATACTGCTTTTGCAATAGCTAATGGCTTGGGGGGATCAGCTCAAACTTTAACAAACGTAACTAGCTCAAGGTCTTATGGAGTTACCTATACAAACTCAACAAATCTTCCAATTTTTGTTAGTGTTGTTAATAGCTATGGAGTAAGTTCGTCTTGTCAATCTTATGTTAATGGGGTTAATGTTGTTTTCTTTTCCCCGTCAGGTACAGGTACAAGTACTTCAACTCACACATATATTGTTCCTCCCGGAGGTACATATAAAACTTTAATTTCTGAAGGATCAGCAGCCATAGCTGCTTGGTATGAAATAAGATAAGGAAAAATCATGCAAAATTACATAACCTCTAACAATCAGATTTATGGTTTCAGCGAGGATCAATCAAGTTTAATTCCTCAAGATGCCATAGAAATTCCAAATTCATATACCCCGGACCAATATCCTTATTTGTCATTGGTAAATGGCAAAATAGTTTTTGACTCGGCAAAATTCAATCAAGAACACCAAGCTCAAACAATAGCTTTTTTTAACGAAGCTACTCAAACTTATTTAAATGCAACGGCTCAATCTTGGGATTACGATAGCATTTTAAGTGCAGTTACTTATGTAAATTCTAACAATGCTCAATTTTCTGCTGAAGGAACAGCTTTAAGTAATTGGCGAGATGCAGTGTGGGTAAAAGCTTTTGAAATAGAAGCAGGTCTACTTCCTGCAACTACTCAAGAATTTTTATTACTCCTTCCCCCACCTCCTGCTAAACCAGTTGTTAAATCTTAAGGAACTTTGGGATGGACCAAGCAGTGCTAAACTGGGCATTTGGACTTTTAAATATACTTTTCGGAGTAGTGCTAAAAGCATTATGGGATTCGTATAAAGAACTTAAAAGAACAGATAAAGAACTTGCTGATAAAGTAAGTGCTATAGAAGTATTGGTTGCAGGGCAATACGTAAAACGGGAAGATTTTCAAAGTGTGACTTCAGAAATTTTCCGTAAGCTAGATAAGATTTTGGATAAACTTGATCAGAAAGTGGATAAACCATGACTCAAAAAATTTGTGCTCTTTTGCAAAAAAGACCGGAGCCAGTTTTTGCTATGGACAAAGCCCCGAAGATTAAAAAATCAGTAACCCAAAGGAAGAAAAATGACGGAAATGGAACACGAAATAAGACTTCTAGAAGCCCAACAAACAGCTAAAGAGGTAGCTGGTAAAGCTATTGGTAAGCAAGGACTTTTTTACATTGCTTTAATTGTAGTAATTGGTGTTGCTTCAAGCATAGTTCTTGACAAAGACAAAATTGCTGCAGTTATGGGTTTGCTTGGTTCTTCTTTAGTGGCTTTAATTTCTATGTTAAATGGGATTGCTGGGGCTAATCCTAAACAAGAAAAACCAGAATTTGAAGTTATGAAGCAATTGATTGACCGTCTTGACCGCATGGCAGATCGTGATCCAATGAGTGTCGCTATCGATGGCGACAAGATCATAGTGCGTAAAGGCGACAACGAAACTATCACCACAAGGGGTTAATATGGGCTGGCTTGAACAAGTTGCGCCTACGATCGCTACAGCACTAGGCGGTCCGTTGGCAGGATTAGCAGTAGAAGCAGTTTCTAAAGCTATGGGTATTGGCTCAGATGAAGCTAAACAAATTTTGGATTCCGGAAAAATGACTTCGGATCAAATCGCCCAAGTAAAAATGGCTGAGATTGAATTGCAAAAACAAGCACAAAGTTTAGGTTTAAATTTTGAACAACTTGCAGTTGACGACCGTAAATCTGCTAGGTCTATGCAATCGGAAACTAAATCTACAGTTCCTGCAGTTCTTTCTTACGGTATTACTATAGGTTTTTTCGGCATTTTAATTTCTATTATGCGCGATCCTGGAGCAGCAACTAACCAACCTCTTTTGATCATGCTTGGGAGTTTAG